ATGACGCCACGTACCGACATCATCACCTCCAGCCGGGTTGACCTGGCCCTGATCCTCCTGCCCGAGATAACCTGGTGGGAGGTATCATGCATGCTGGCGGTCAGCGGTGTGCCAGAGGAGGTAGCGGCGCGGGTGCTGGTCCTGCCCGGGGCGCGCCGGAGCGTGTCGGCGGGGGTGCCGCCGGCAGCGGCGTAACGATCCTGTTCCGATCGTCCGTACTCAGGATGTGCTTCTTGCCGCCACCCGGCGTGATAACGTGGAAGTCCATCACGGCACCTGACTATCGGACGCCGCCTTCACTTCCCCGTAAGCGGTAATGCAGGCCTGCAGGCCGGCGATGGCGTCGTTCCTGGTCTGCCGCAGCCATTCAAGATCCGCTGCAGCTCGTCCGTCGAGAGTTGCGGTTGCTGGCCCGCCGCCTGAATCCAGGCCGGCAGCGGCGGCACCTTCACCTGGTTCGGCCGAAGCAGCACGGCAGGCGCTGGCGATGGCGACTGACAGCCGGCGGCGGCCGGCAGCAAGATCAGACTGCAGAGCAGCCGAGCGGTTTTGTGCATCGGAGATTTCCTTTCCTTGTACGGTGATTTTGGCCAGCGCTACGTCGAGCTTGACCTGGATTGCGGCGGTACGCGCGTTTGCTTGTGAGAGCGCGGCCTTGGCCTGCTTATCGCGGTCCTCGTCGACCTGGTCGCGGCGTGCGGCCTCGATGGCGACGCCTTGGTTTATCAGGTGCGCACGGTACGTCAGCGCGGCGCCGGCGGCCGCCACGCACAGCGCGCCGATCGCGACCCAGCGCGGCACGCCGAGACGCTCGAGCATGGCGTCGATCAGGATCATGAGCCAGCCCCCTGCAGGCAAAGATCGCGCTCACGCTCGCGGCGTGTCGTCAGGCCAGGCAACGGCACCAGTACGCCGAGGACACGGGCCTTATCCCAGCGCGGCAGTTCACGGCAGGCCTCGCGCAGCAGGCCGGCCTGCAGGTAGCGCGCAGCGGTCGACCTCTTGGCATCACAGGCGATGGTCGGTCCCAGGTTGAACACGGCGTCGCCGAACGCGGCCAGTACCGGCTCGGGCAGGCCTGGTGCGCAGCGATCCACCTGGGCCAGGGCCTCACCCATGTCGTTCGTCAGCCACTTGCTGCACTGCTCGAGCGAATAGGTGACGCCGGCGCGCACGTCGGCGCCGGTGTGGCCGTAGCAGGCCGTGAGGACGCCAGGCGGGTCACGGTAGGCCACCTGGCGCAGTCCTTCGGCCGGAATGGCCAGCGCCGTTGCCAACGCCGCAGCGATCGCCAGGCGGCCGGCGACGGCCGGCTTCTTCGAGTCGGCCGCCATGTTATGTGCCCTCCTTCTTGGCCAGCAGCGAGCCGAGCTGCTGCCAGCCGCGGTACGCCTGCAGCGCTACCTTGACGACCACGATGGCCAGGCCCATGTAGCGGAACACGGCCGGCCCCAGGTACGGAGCCATCGCCGGCAGCCAGCCCTCAATGCCGGCGATGATCTGGTCGGCGAACGGGTACAGAACCAGCAGCACGCCCCATACGTTCTTGCGCGCCAGGACCAGGAAAGCCTTGAGTCGGGTCATCATTGCTTGCCTCCCAGCTGGGCGGCAAGGGCGCGCTCCTCACGGCGATCCCGGCGAGCCCGGTAGATTACGTTTGCCGCGCAGGTCACCAAGGCGGTGACGATGCCGACGATCACGCCAAAGCGCTCCAGGGTCAGCGATGCCCCGATCGACGTGACGGCGCCGGCAATGCTCGTCGCCTCGAAATTATTGAACTTGCTCATTAGTCATGGTCTCTTTCAGGAGAATGTGAAGCTTTTTGGTGAGCCGGCAGGCGTGCAGACGTCTGCACCTGCCGTTACAGGGCCGAGAAAAGAAAAGGGCCGCTCGACGGCGGCCCACGGATCGGGGAATGCAACGGATGCTCTAGACGACCTTGACGACGACGTTCGCCCGCCCATCGGGCAAGATGTTCTGCACGCGGCCAACAGCGCGGCGGTACTGCTCGAACGTGATGTCCGCCTCGTTCACCAGGGCGGCGCCGATGCCCGTGCCATCCTGCACCGGCACCACGTACTGGCCCGGGACGGCGCCGGTCACATTCACCGGCACCTGGCCGCAGAAGGCGATGCGGTCGACCTTCTGGCGTGCCTGCTCGATCACCTCATTGAAGTGAGCGAGCTCAACTTGGTAGGCAGGCATGGTTACGGTGTCGAAGGCTGTACGAGCAGCGGCGACCGCCTCTGCATACACTTTCTGGGCAGCCTCGTAGGCCGCCAGCGTAGCACTATAGACAGTGCGCTCTTCGTCGCCAGCATCTGCAGCTGGTGCGGCACCAGGATGCGGTATGCCTTCGTACTCCGGCGCCAAGAAAACCGGCTCGGTGGGGCGCACCATCCCTAGCGCGGCCTCGCTGCCCCAAGTGTCACCACCAACATATGATGGATTCGTGCTCTTCACACGGAAGGATACGGCCCGATCCCACTCGTCGACCAGCGTACCGTTTGCATCGACACCAACGATCTGCCCGGCCGAGATTAAGCCACAGCCGGCGGCCTTGCTCATGTATTCCGCATAGTCGGCTCCGCTCGCATTGATTGTGCCCGCGGCGTTGATCGATCGTCCTGTGCTACTGTTCTTGCCCGAGGAAATCGCTGAACTTGCTGCGTTTTCCCCCGCCGCGTTGACGGCGTAGATAGCCACGCCGCCGGACGTAGAGGCTCCACGCACCTCCAAAACCGCACCGCTTTCGCCGGTCGTCTTGTAGATTTTGTTCCAGTTACCGCTTGCCGCCCCCACAAGCAGATTACCGCTGGTGTCGATACGCATGCGCTCGGTATTGTTGGTAAAAAAGTAGAACCCATGATTCCCAACATTTCCGATCGCCGAAGCAGCGCTGTTACCCATTGCCTGGAGACGGAACTGAACACCGTTCGTGGACCACAGATCCATAACGTCAAATCCGCTACCAGTGTTCCCGAAGGCCGGATAGCCGTTCAACCACAGACGATAAGAGTTACCGCTTTGTACACCGTTAATATTAACGTTACCGCCTGCGTCGACGATCGCTGCAGCATTGAGAGAAACGGGAACTAATACATTGGTCCCATCACATTCCAATAGCGCGCGAGTGCCCTGAAGGATCGCAATACCCACCCCGGCCGCTGTCTTGATTGTCAATGTGTAAGCGCCGCTCGTAGCGTTACGGACATAGAACTGTCGAACCGATGCAGGAACGATTACGCTAATGTTTCCAGTCAGCGTACCTGTGAACTCGTAGAACAACGCGGCCGCCTCGATGCCGGTGAGCGCAACGTCCACGTTGCCGGCAACGGACTTCGACAGCAGGCCCAGGCCGACATCGGCGCCGGCGAGTGCGCCGATGTTGGAGCGCGCCGTCGCCTGCTGAGGAGCGGTCAAGTTCTGCGTAGCGTCGAAGCGCACGGCCTGGCTCAGCGCGATGTTGGCGGTGCTGAGGGTCGTCTTGACCTGCTGCGCGAGCGCGGACGGGAGCAGCCCGATGGGCACAATTGCATACGACTGCGCCGCGCCAGTCGAGCCGAGATAGCCTGTCGTCAGCGTAAGCTGAGTGTTGGACTGGAAGCTTCCAATCTCATAGAGCTTTCCATCCGGCGCGATGAGCACGTCGCCGGCGTTGAGGATTGCAGCGTCAACCCACAGCGTCCCGTTGCCGTACACGGTCGCACTGCCGTTGGTCAGGTTGATCGTCCCTGTTTTGTACCACGCCATACTGTTCTTCTCCTTTAAACTTTAACAACTTTCCAAGCCAAACCAGTGATTAAGATTTGTCCCGTGTTTGGTCCCCCGGGCTCCCATTGGTAGTGGATGTACAGGCGGTTATCGATGGGGTTGTTCGATCCGCCCTCGCTGATCAAGCCGTCACCCACGACAAGATCAGCTTTCGAGTACCCGTTGCATCCCCCGTTGTAGCTAGTACCTGCATTGATGGTGACAGACGCAAGGAACATGTCCGTAGCAGCTGTTGCCCAGTCATCGGTCACCTGAATGCCGGTATCGATCAGGTAGTCAAAGCCGACGTAACCACTCGTATCGACATATCCCTCAGAGGTAGGAACGGAGCTCGTCACATATCCGACCTTCCCACTATTGACCGTGATGTTTCCGGAGGCGACAACATTCGGCGCGCTGATTACCGTACGGGCGAAGCGGCCGGAACCATCCGCGTTTAGGGCGATCTCATTGCCGACCTTGATGAACGGCTGCGTGCCAGACGCGTTGAAATTGATGTAATTCGTACCACTGGCATTTCGGGCAAAGCCTGCGGTCACTACGCCCAGGTCAGCGGACAACGCCGATAGCTGGTTGATGTCGGCCTTGTCAGCCGTTACTGAGCCTGCTGCCAACGCGCGGCCGACAATGGATCCGTCAACAATCAGGCTCCCGTTCAACCCGAGTGAACTGACCCCATTTACCGTGCCGAGGATCATCATCTGCTGCGGAGCACCCGTGCCGTTCGGCTTATAGACAAGCAGGCGGTCCGCAAGGATGGCCACAGTAGACTGCTGCTGGCCACCCGACATCAGCGAGATGCCGGCAAGCGCGAGATTCCCGTCCTGCATCGTCTGGACCTGCACGCCCCACTTCGCTTGCATCCCGGTGATGGCGGACGCGTTGGCACTCGACTGGGTCTTGACCGCCGCGAAGTCGCCGGTGTTCAAGCGTGAGTACAGGGTATTGATCGACGAAGCGTTCGCTTCGTCCGCACTGGCACGCGTCGAGGCTTCGGTCTGGATGGAAGACTCCGCATTCGACACCCGTGCGGCCAGTGCCTGACGTGCGGTGGCCTCAGCCGCGTCTGCATCAGCGCGCGCTTGCTGCTCGGTCAGAATGGACGACTCGGCGCTCGACACCCGGGTAGCAAGCGCCTGGCGGGCGCTCACCTCGGCGCTGATCTGGTCGGCCATCACCTCCTGCTCCTCCGCGAAGGCAGCCGCGTTGTTGCTGACCACTGCCACCAGGGCGGCCTGCGCCTCGACGATGGCCGTCGTGGCATCAGCGTTGGTCTTGATGTTCTGCTGCGCGATCGCGACGCTCGCCTTGATGTCCTGGTCAGCCTGGGCCGAGTTGAACGCATCGAGCGCACCCTGGATCGCCGTCTGTGCCAGTGCCTGGGCGCTGTTTGCAGCCTCAACCGTGAGCTGGCCCGTTGCGCCGGCGATCGCTCGGTCGACGTACACCGTCGATGCCGACTGGGAGATGCTGTTCGCCACCTGTGTAATCTGCGACTGTGCGCTGCTCAGCCCGTCCTGCACGCTGGCCAGCTGGGCCACAGTGCCCTGCAGCTCGCCTTTGCTCGCGTCGGCCAACTGCTCGACGTACGTGAGCCGCGATTCAACATCCGTCGTGACCTCTGCGGTCGCCAGCAGCTGGATCTTGCCCGTATCGGGGTCGGTCGTGACAATCGCCTTGGTGACCGTGTCATGCCAGCGAACCAGCTCAGCGGTCTTGTACTCGTCCAGGGCGCCCTGCAGCGACGCCAGCGCGTTCAGGTGCCCCTGCTGCGGCGACTGCACGATCGGCGCGGCCAGCTCGGCGGCCAGCTGCGTGGACCCGATAGCGTTCGTCAGCTGCACCAGGAGCGCCGACGGATCGCTCGTCGGCGAGCACTTCACGCCGGCCGTGGCGCCCGCCGGGTAAAAGTCGCTCGCGTTGCCCGAGGTGTCGATCACCCGCGCCCAGTAATACCAGATCTGGCCGGGCTGCAGGCCCGGGTGCTTCCAGCTCGTGCCCGCGTTCTTCTGCGCGGTCAGCGCGAAGGCCTGCGCGCGGTCGTTCGTCGTCGCACCCCATACCTCGGTGTAGTCGCGGTCTGGCTGGTTCGCCACGAATGACCAGGTCAGTTCGTTCAAGAACAACCCGCCAGCGGCCACCAGCGAAGCGACACCGCTGGGCTTGTTCCCCGTCAGCGTGAACTGGTACGGCGTCACGGTGCTCAACGGTTCAGGGCTCGCACCGTATTTATTGAACGACTGCAGCTTGATCCAGATCGGGCGCCCGAGGCGCTCCCTCGGCACCACGTACTGGAACACCGCCTGGTCGAGGCGCAGGAACTGCGCGCCCGTCGCGTGGGACGCGATGGCCGTGCCCTTCTGGCCGCGGCGCAGGTACGTCAGCGAGTAGCGGTCGACGGCCGTCAGCGTGGCCGTGCCGTACGACATCACCTCGCCGTCCAGCCAGAAGAGCGTGTCACCGTTGTCCGCCGCGCCCTGGTTGGCCGACAGCAGCTGGCCATGGCTGGCGGACATGTCGAGGTAGGCGATGCTGTTGGTGTCCGGATCGCCGCCGGCCGGCAGCGCGGTGGACAGCACGCCGTGCCTTGCCGGGCCATAGATGGCGCCGACCTGCTGGTAGGTCTGGTTGTCGTCGGAGACCCAGACATTGGCGCCGCCCCAGTTGGCGCCGCCGGATGCTCCGATCCACACCTCGAGGTTCGGTGCGGTCATCGCGTTCGGCGCCTGGAAGATCACAGGCGTATTCGCTGCGCCCGGCGCCACCTGCTGCTGCGGGATGAACGGCGTCGCCACCTGCGTTGGCACTGCAGTCGGCGCGAGCATGCCGAACGGCCACTCCTCGACCAGCAGCGTGATGTTGCCTTTGCCGTCGTCATCCACTTCCACGACGCGCACCGGCACCCGGTCGAGGCTCTTCGGCGCGAACGTCAACGTCGCCAGGTCCATCGGCTCGAGCAGGCATAGATGCTCGTGGACGCGCAGTTCCCACTGGTTGCGAATGTAGAGCTCGCGGTCGCGCCAGAACTCGGCAACGATCGCCGCCATCTCCGCGCGCGAGATGCAGTGCAATTCCATCGTCTGGCTTTTCGCGCCGTACTGCGTGACCGACGACAGGTCGTCGCGCGTCACCGTGCTGGTGTTGTAGTCCTTCGCGCGCGATGTGTAGTTCAGGATGATGCGGTTGGTCGCCTCTGAGGGCTGCTTGCGCCGCTCGACCGGCGGCTCCTCCAGGTCGCTCTCGGTGATGTCGTAGACCGGCGTCGTGTTGGGCCTCCACGTTCCGACCGCTTCGTCGCCATAGGGCACAAGCTTGAGCTGGCCATTGCTCCACACCGGCTCGGCGAGCGTCGCACTCAGCAGCTCGGTCAAGTAGTCCCGAGCCGCGCGCTGGGCCGTTGCCGCCACGGAGACGGTCAACCCCATCGCCGCGCACCAGGTGGAGTAATCGGTCATGTCGCCCAGCACACCCGACAGCCCAAGCCCGTTCAGCGGATCGGACACGATGTCGCTGATCACGTCGGCAGCTTGGGCGTCGTCGCCTCCCGGGATGATTCGCTCGCCGAGAACCTCGAAGCTCAGGTTCGGCTGACTGCTCGATGTCCCCAGATCGAACGCCGAGGACGCCACATACGCAATGCCGGAGTACGTCACGGCCTGGTCCGGCACGTTCGAGGCCAGATGGGACCATGCGGCCTGGCGCAACTGGCCGTTCTTGAGCGTCATCCCGAGGGCGTTGATGTCCGTGACGGACTTGTCCATCCAGACCTTGCCGACGCCTGCGATCGGCCCCGTTGCCAGGCCCAGCACGAAGGCCGCAGTATAGGTGTAGGTGGTGTTCGACGTCGTCGTCGTCGGGGCGCCCTTGCCGCCCGTCTTCTGCGTGTCGGTATGCGGGATCGCGGTGAAGTTCCCGTACCACAGCATGTTGCCCGGGACCCGGGCCTTACCCCAGACCCTCGCCTTGGCCGTGCCATACGCTGACTGGTTGACGCGTAGTGACAGGACTTTTGGTTCTTCTGTATGTGTGTTCTGACCGCCACCAAGAGACATCAAAGACCTCGTATTCTGTAAAACTCAACCGCACGGCCCGCAAGCCAGCCCTGGTCCCCCTCGGCCTCGGTGACGGCGCCGACACGCGAATCCGCGTGGATGACCATGGGCCAGCCAATGACGACCGCCCCGTGCGCAAAACAGCGGCCGACGTGGTAAAGCGCGACGTCACCCGGCTGGACCTCATCCAGCTCGACCTGGTCGCCATGCGCGCGCACCAGGTCCCGGAACCGCTCCTCCGAGCGGTGCAGCATCCAGTCCATCGGGTACTCGCCAGGATCGAACGCCTCGAGCAGCCCCACGGCCGCAAAGATGGCGATCAGGATCTGGGCGCAGTCGACGCCGGCGCCCTTGACGCGCGCCCGGTGGTGGTATGGCGTCTTCAGCCAGGACCGTGCTTCCGCCACAATCTGTTCACGTGTCGTCACAGGGCAGTCTCCGGCGATGGGACGAAGGGCTGTCCATTGAACGCACTCCCATTGTTGAACTTCGATTTGCAGTCCTCCCAGGTCCGCGAGCAGCCGGGCCAGAGCAGGAACTGGTCGCCGGCCGTCACGGGAGACAGCAACGGATACGCCAGGCGCAAGGTCTGGCTGTCGGCCTGCAGGCGGACGCTCCGTCTGGCGCCGGCGTTCGCGCCCGACGTGAACATGATTTCGCCGGCCGTGAAGTAGCCCGAGTCGTTCGGGAGGCGCGCGCTGGTGACGATGATCGACCTGGTCGACGCGGCTGCTGCAGCGCCCGTGGTCTGGTAGGCCGCTCGCGCGACGCCGCAGCCGGCGTCATAAAGCGTCCGGCTGCAGCCTGGTTGCCACAGGTCCGGAGGGATCTGCTGGTCCAGCTTCGCCAGGTCGCTTTTCACCGTGATACGGATCGTCAGGTCGGACTCGACCTCCTGGATGTCGCCCTTGAAGCGCAGGAAGGCGCCCACGATCGGATCGCCCGGGTTTGCCGCGTGCCCACGGTACAGCGACAGCTTGACGCCATCGAGCGCACCGTTGCGCACGGCCGTGAAGAAGTCGATGCCGTACAGCTGGTCGGTCGACTGCGGCGTGATCTCGATCTGCAGGCTGTCCGCCTCGAGGCCCTTGGTCAGCTTCGTCGAGCCGCGATCGAACACCGGGCCGGCCTGCCACGTGTAGCCGTTCCAGTTCGTGGACAACGCATGGCTGCTGTAACGAAGTACCGTCCCGTCCAGGAAGGTAAGTTGCCAAAGGTCGACCGCCCAGAACTGGCGCGTTGCGAGGAGCGCGATGTGCGCTTGCGTGGTCTGGATCATGGGAACACCTTCGACAGCAGCACGACGCTTCCCACCTGCCAGAACCCACGCAGGAACTGCTCGAAGCCGATCACGTCATTGGCAAACCGGACGCGCATTGCGTAGGAGCCGGTCCAGGTCAGGGCATCGCCGCCGACGCCGGCGTTGGTCAGCGTCACGATGCCGGTCGGGCCGATCGAATAGTCGAGGCCTGCGGCCAGCGTGGTCGACCCACGCTTGATGGTGGGCGTGCCGGTTGGCGCCCATACCGGCTCGACCCAGGAATCGATCGAGCGGCACAGCTGGAAAGACTTCGTGATGCCGTCGGTCGTGCCAAACGGCTGATTGGTCACCGCGTTGTCCTCCTCGTCGACGTACAGGAAGCTGTCGAATTGGCCGCGGTGCATGTTGAAGAAGCCCATGAGTTGCGCACGCTCCTGGTCTGCACCGTAGGAGCGCAGCACCTCATAGGACAGGGTGTAACGCCAGCGAGGGAACGGGCGTCGGCCAATGACCGTCTCGCGCCCGTTCCATGCCTCTTTCACGTCGGTCTTCCACTCGGGCTGCCGTATTACCTTCGGCGTGAGCCCGGGAAGGGTTGGGTAAACCAGGTTTGTCATCGCTTTCCGTCCTTGACTGCCGACTGCACCGCATCCGCAATGTGCCGCTTGTTATCCAGCAGGAACCGTTTCACATCGCGCGAGTCCATCGCGGTCAGGTGCACGTGCACGTCACCGCCGGCCGGGCCGCCGCCTTCGGCCATCTGGCGCACCGCGTCCGCCTGCTTCTGCGGCAGGACCATCTCCCGCTCGTGCAGCTGGGTGACCGGGTTGACGCCGGCCGGGATGTCGTAGCCACCGCGCGCGCTGGCGATGTGGCCAGCGAAGCCGAGAACGGCGCCGGTGGCCGCGATCGCCATTACCGGCGCCAGGACCGGACCGACATAGGGAATCGACGCGATCGACGCATATACGGCTGCTGCGGCCTCCCATGCCTTGATGGCGATGTTCTTGATCGCCGCCCAGCCGTTGGCCATCACGGACTGTGTTGCCGCCCACCAGTTGCTGGCCGTGCGTGCCGTGTCACCGGCGACCGTTGCAGACGTCTGCACTGTTTCCCCCGTCAGCCACATGCCGACCTTCTTGGCGATGAACTGGGCGAACGTGGTCAAGCTCGTCTGCCACACCTTGGCCAGGGCGCCCTGCAGCGTGGTGGTGCCGCTGATGATCCCGGCGAACGTGTCTTCATACGACGAGCGCAGGCTGCTCGTCATCTGCTGCCAGGGCGCCTGCGCATCCTGGGCGGCCTTGCCGTTGATCTGGCCCAGGACCTCGACGTGCTTTCGCTCGAGCTCCTCGATCTGCGCGTGCAGCTGGGCGAGCACGACCGGGTTGCGATCGGGCGACTGCTCCTGCAGCTGCAGCAGCTGCTGCAGCGCGCCCAGCTTCACCTGGTAGCGGCGCTCCTCGAAGCTGCGGTCGAGGTCGAGCATCTTCGTGCCGGTGATCTCGCCCAGGCTGAGCTGCAGCTCGGCCTGCCGCTGCTGGTTGTCGATGTCGGCCAGCGCCGATGCCTGCTTGGCCGCCGAGACAACCTGGTTGACCTGCAGGGCCTGCTCGGCGATCGCGCGCTGTTCCTTGTTGATTTCGGCCAGGCCCGCTTTCGCTTCCTTGCTGTCGGCGCCGTAGCGCGCCTTGAGCTGCTCGTACATCTGCGTAGCGATCTGGAGGCGCGCAGTGTGGTTGTTCTTGAATTCCTCCAGCGCCGACTTTTCGCCGGCGATCTGGGCATCGAATGCCGCCTGCCTGATGTCGTGCTCGAGCGTCAGGTAGCGCCGCGTGACCTGGTTCTTTTCCTCGTCCGCCATCTTGGTCGTATCGAGGATGTGCTTCCAGTAGTCGCGCTCCCGCGCCTTGCCATATTCCTGCGCGGTGCCGGCCAGCTGCTGCGCCCTCTCGAAGCCATCCTTGTCGACGGCCAGCTTCGACTCCCATTCCGACATGCGGTTCTGCTTGTCGTTGCCCATGTCGTAATTCGGGCCAGTTGCCGTGTTCGGCTTCGCGCTCTCGGGCGCACGCGCCTTCGGGCCGCGCAGCAGCACCTCGTTGATCTGGTCCTGCCCCTTTTGTGCAATCTCGACCATCTTCTGCATGTGCTTTTGCTCGACGGCCTCGAGGTTTTCCGTTCCCCGCTGCCACGCCGCCTTGGCGCCGGTGAAGTCCAGGTGGATCGCCCGCTCGACCGTGTCGGCAAATCGGAGGGACCTGGCAATGAACACGTCCAGGAGGCCCATGACGAATTCGAGCACCTCAAGCGCGCCAACCTTCAGGCCGATGAACGCGATCTCGACCACCTTCAGGCAGTTGCCGAAGAACTCCATCGCACCCGGCGCCTTTCCGCCAAACACGGATGCCACCAGCTGACCGATCTGTGAGAAGCCTTCCGAGACCACGCCCCAGAGTGTCATCACCGCTTCACCGCAGATCTCGATGATGTTGACGACCGACTCCATGGTCATCCGGAACGCGCCGCCTACGACGGGACCGACACCGCTCAGCCAGGAACCCAGCTTAACCAGCGTGGGCAGGACGGCCGTGCCCAGCTGCACCTCCAGGGACGTGAGGACGAGTTTCATGTCGCTCATCGTCTCCTTGTACTGCTTGGCCTGGGCCACGCCCTCCGGCCCGACGATCAGGCCCAAGTTTTCGGCCTTGGCCTTGGCTTTCTCCATCTCGTCGGACGTCAGCTTGAGCACGCCCTTGACTTCCAGCCAGGACTCGCCATACAGCTTCATGCCGACGATGTTCTGCTCGACCGGATTCTTGATCGCCTTGAGCTTGTCGTTCACCTCGGCCATCAGGTCGCCCGCCGGCCGGAAATAGCCGTTCGAGTCCTTGACCTGAACGCCCAGCTTGGTGAACGACGCGCCGTTGTTCGCGATCTGCTTGGTCAGCTCGGAAGACGCCCGGGTGACCAGGTCGGCGTCCAGGCCCACGCGCCGCATCGCCACCATCATGACGCTGGCAGTTTCCGTCGTAGTCCCGAGAGCGGTGCTCAGCTTTTTCGCTTCGCCAGTCCACTCGACCGATGCCGAGACGGCGGCCTTGAAGGCGGCGCCGCCGGCGATCACACCCGTGAGCATCCCCAAGGCGCCGGTGATTTTGCCCATCACATCGCCCACCGACGAGAAGGCGGTGGACACGACCCGTTGCGTCTCCCTCGACGATTCGATCACGCGACGCATGCCGGCTTCGTAGCCAGAGGGGTCCGCGGTTACGGCATATTCAGAAGTCTTGTCGTTGGCCATTGTGGTGTGAGCTTCAGGTGGTCAGGCATCTGCGGCATGTTCGCCTGCAGCTGCGCGAGGTCGTCAGCCATGCTCGTCGGGGTAGGCTCCGGCGGCGGCTTGTAATCGAGGTAGAGTGCGGCGAGCACATGAACTGGCGGCTGACGGCGCCAGTATTTGTATTGCGCGAGGATGGAGGGAATGTCCCACTCCCTCCATGCCTGGGCCGGGGTACAGCCCGTACTCGCTACGATGTGAGCGATTGCGTCTGCAAGCCAGTCTCCTGCATCGCCTCCTGCACCCGCCGCGCCATCTTTCCCGCCTGGACGGCCAGGCCGGAGACGTTCATCAGCGCTTCCCACACCGGGATCAAGTTGCCGTAGTCGATCATCTCGTCGACCTGGTCGGGCGTGATGTCGGGCTCGTTGCGCTTGAGCGAGTGGTAGGCCAGCGTCGAGACGAACTCGATGTCCGGGATCGATCCCACGAACGTCGCGTTGATCTTTTCGCGGAACTGCTTGACGGTCGCGGCATTGAGGGGCGCCAGGATGCGGTCTTTGCCGCCCAGCTGGATTTCGGTTCCAGGGATCAGGCTCATTCGGAGATGCTCCAGTAGCCGACGTTGCCGAAGGCATCGCCGATCGCGTCGATGTCCATCTCGGGCACGATGAAGTCGTCCTGCTTGGTTGCGAGGGTCAGCTTCGACGACACGCAGTTCATGAACGCCATGGTCAGCATCTTCGTACCGTAGGGGATCGACAGGTCGCAACGGAACTTCGGCGCCGGGCCCATCACCAGGGACTGGATGTTGCCCTTCTTCGCGCCGGCGACGGTGGCCGTGTACTGGAAGGCGATGTAGACGGTCTTGCCGGTGTCAGCCGCTGCAAAGGTATAGACGCCGGCAGCCACGCTGTACTGCCCGGTGGTCGGAGCAGCCGTCACGCGCGTCAGCGGCACACCGTTGCTGTCGCGGACGCCCAGGTCGCTCGACCAGGCGCCGCCACTGGGGACGGTCGGCGTGATGGTGGAAGGCGCCGCCGGGATCGCGGCGCCGGTCAGGTCATCGAAGTCGCCGACCAGCTGCGCGGTCGTGGTCTGGCCGAAGAACAGGTTGTTCATCAGCGCGCCGTTGACCTGGGCGAACTTGGGCTTGATGGCGATCTTGCCCTTGCCGCGCGCGGCGTCGATCGCGAACTGACCGCGACCATAGAGCAGCTTGCTGTCGAAGCTGATGTCGACGCTCACGTCCTGCAGCGCGCCGAACTGCACCGGCTGCGGCGTGGCCAGGATGTTACCGAAGGCGTCCTGGGTGGCAGTACCCCAGACGACGCCCGAGCCAAAGAGTTGCATTGTTTTCCCTTCAAAGAATGTTGCTGTTGGTGATGTCCGCCGCACGCGCGGTGTATCGGAACTCGTACTCGAGCGTCAGGCAGCCGGCGCTCTCGTCCGCCTCGTGGTCGTCCCACTCGGAAGCTGTGTTGCGCACGCTGGCCACCAGCTGGGCCAGCTGCACGTCGCTGCACAGCACCTGGTGAACCTGCACGGCGATCGGGTCGGCGATGTCCGTCCAGGGCTCGCCACGGACGTGGACGCAAACGTGCGCCGTGAACACTGCGGAATCGGCCGCTCGGCTGACGGCCGATTTCTGCTCGCGCACCCGGCGGATCGTGATGCACGGCGTTTCGTCGCGGGAGATCGGGACCGTGCGGTCCCGGAACACCCTGTCGTCGGCCGCAGTGGCCCCGGACAGGGCCGCCTCGATCCGGGCGATGGTTTGTTGATTGAGGCTAGGCTTCATCGGTTACACCTTCGAGAGCGGGACGACTGCGAATGCCCCATCGTCGATCGGCCGCGGCTGGCGGGCGGTGAACGCAACGCCATCCACCAGCACCTGCTTGCCGTGCTTGATGCCGGCCAGGCCGATGACGGATGCCTTGATCGTCAGCGCGTACTCGTTCGACATGACGCCGTCGCCGCCGAGCGTCAGCACTTCGCCCGGGGCATCCAAGATCCCGAGGAAGTCGACGGCGCCGACCTTGCATGGCTCCCCGTGATCCTCCAGGAAGCCGTCGAGATCCTCGACCATTGCCATTACTGCGGGTCAGCGGCGGGATCGGTACCGGCCGGTTCCTGCGAGCCTGCATCGTCGCCGGCACCTGCCGGATCGGTGGTGCCTTGGTCGGCGCCGGCCGGGTCAGCGCTCGGCGCGTTGCCGGCGCCGGCCGGTGCCGACGACGCCTGCTGCTTGCGGCGCTTCGGGGCTTCTTCGGCAGGCTCGAGCTTGTGGGCGTGCAGCTTGGCCACGTCGTCTTCGAGCTCGATCGTGTCGCCGCCGGCGGCGAGCTGGCCGTCGTCGCCGCGGAAGGTGAAACCGGCACGGATGATGTATTTCTTGGGCATGGTTGCTCCAGGTAGGGATCGATTGAGGGGAACGCTCCCGCCACAGCGGGAACGCCTATCGCGAGATCGCGATTACTGGGTGATGGCGTCGCTCATCACCGCGAACGACTGGGCATGGCGGATGCCGATGTCCAGGGTCTGCAGCACGCGCAGTTCGATGCCGCCCTGCTCGTAGATGCCAGCCGCGTACGGGTTCGGCAGGATCTCGATCACGCCCCACTCGCCGACCAGCACCTGGGACCAGTCGCCGAAGTAGACCTCCGACAGGTTCGTGCCAGTGCCCTTGGTCAGGTTCGAGCGGGCCTGGTTGGTACGGGCCACGGTATAGCCGTTGATCTCGCCCGGCGTGCCGGAGCGCTGGCCCATCGGCGAGTTCGTCCACAGGTACTGGCCGGTGGTCGACTTCAGCTTCTTCAGCGTGCCGACCGCCTTGGCGTTGGTCAGGTACGCCATCGCGCCTTCGTCCGCGTTGTTCGACGCAACGAAGGTTTCCAGGTCGATCAGGTGGTCGAGGGTCAGCGCAGCGCCGTTCACGCCGCCGATCACCGAGCCGATGCCGGCCTGGTTGGAGATGCCCAGCGGCACGTTCGAGGTACCGCTACCCGACAGGGACGCCAGGTCGATACCGAGGGCGACAGTGGCCAGCAGATCCGCCCGGGCCATCATCTCGACGTCCGGCGAGGACTGCTGCAGCATGTTGCGGGTGATGACCGACAGCGCGCCGATGTGCTTCGGGGTCAGGGACATCTTGTCGAACTGCGCGCCGGTCTGGGTCAGGGTCTGGCCCTCGCCGATCCAGTACACGGAGCCCGCCGCCTTCTGGCGCGGAATGTCGACGTTGCCGATCAGGCCGGACAGCAGCTGTGCGCCCAGGCCGAACACGCGGGCCTTGTTGCGCAGCAGTTCGATGAAGCTCCCGCTCAGCAGGTTCGTCGCCACCAGGTTGGAGCCGCCCGAGGTCCCGCTCAGGCCGGCGCCGGTGCCGAAGCTGTAGTCGGCGGCGCGCATGGCGAACTGCAGATTGGTCGGGATGAACAGGCCGGCGCTGTCGCGGCCCGAACGCTTGCGGATGTCGTTGGAGACTTCACGCTCGAAGCCGGCCTCCTTCCAGGGATTCGCCCCGCCTTCACGCTCGGCGATCGCCGCGCGGAGCGCGCGCAGCATGCTGTACTTCGCCTTTTCCTTCTCGGTCAGGTCCGGATTCGGGTTGCCGCCGAGGGAGGCGACGCCACCGTTACGGGCCAGCACCTGGTTGAGCACCAGGCCGCGCGCCTGCTCCAGCGGCGCGTTCGTGTTGATCAGGGCGTCCCGCACCGCATCCGGCACCTGGTGCTGGCGGCACATCGCCTCGATCTCGGTGCGGCGCGCCTGCTCGGCTACGGCCGGGTCGACAGCCGGTGCCGGCGGGGTTACAACGGCCGCGCCACCACCGGCCGCACCTTCGCCTGCGGCATTACGCAGGACTTGTTTCTTCTTGAAGCGCATTTCGTTTCCTTCTTCATTGTCGGCAGGAGCCGGGTTGGATTGCGGACGCTTGACCACCACGTCCAGTTCTTCACTCGCGGCGGACCGCCCCACGCCCACTGAGGCATCGGCCGGCACGGTCACAAGGGAAATTTCGTACACCTCCCAATCGGTGGCGGTGTAGATGTCGCCGTCCACGTCGTATTCGTAGGTGTAGACGCGATACATGAACGACACGTTTTGCAGCACGCGGTCGTTCACCTGGTTCATCGCCCAGGTGCCGCGCTCGTCATTGCCGAAGCGCACGGTGCAATAGCCCCGCTTGTCAGCGCCTATCCACGCGCGCTCGACCACGCCGAGCAGGTCGTCCATGTCGTGGTTGAACAGCAGAGGCCCGCCGCTGTTGATGCGCTGCATGCGCGCGCACCCAGGCGCGTGGCTGAGAATCTCGTCGCCGTACCACATCGGGCATGGCGTCTCGCTCGAAAACGAGAACGTGACAGTCCGGGCCTCGAGGTCAACGACGCCGACGGAAACCTCCAGCGTTTCGTCCTGACCGCCAGCCAACCGCACATGGCGGGTGAGCGGCTTCATTTTCTGGACGCCGTCTGCAAGCTTTCGTTGTTTGGTGGACATTCCTTCTCCAAATAAAAAAGCCCACGGGACGTACCGGTGGGCCTCTGGTTTCGGTTGAATACTATTCGTCGTTCTGGCTGTCGCCGGCCGCCGGCTTATCGCTTCCGTCTTCCGGCGGCGGATCTCCTCCATCATCGGGGCCCGGCGCCGGTAGATCGGATGACGTACCCTCTTGGCCAGCACCCTTCTTGTCCGTCTGCGCCGAGTTGGTGTCGAATACCAGGTTCATCTCGGCCATCAGGTCCAACTCCTCGCGGCGCTGCTTGAACACGTCCTCGGCGTCCGAGTGCTCGGACGTCAGCCCGATCACGTCGCTCACCGTCATGAAGCCGGCACGCACCGCCTGGACGTACGCTGCGACTTCCTTGGTCGGGTCGATCCACGACCAACCGCGCGGTTTGAACCGGACCGCCCAGTATTTCTTCTGCCGCGTGTAGTAATCCGGGATCGACAGCTCGCCCGCCAGCACGGCGGCCTCCATCCAGTCACGGTGCACCTGCATCCGGAAATTGCGGATCAGCCAGCCCTGCAGGACCCGCCAGCAGTCGCGCTCGTCGAGCAACGCCAGGCGCGAGCTGCTGTAGTTGCTCTGCGAGTAGTCGCTCGACACACTCGCGTAGGAGACGCCCACACCCGTAGCGAAGGCCCGGAGCATGTAGCGCATGAACGGGTCCAGGCCCGTGTTCGGCCGGCTGGGATTGAAGCCGGTGAACTTCTCGCCGGGCTGCAGCTGCTGGAACGTCCCGGGCTGCATCGTCAGCACCGGCGGTTCGCGACCGCCGGCGTCGTCGTCGTCATCCAGGCCATCGGGGACCAGGTCCTCCTCCGATTCGATGATGCCGACGATCGACGCTGCAGCGCGGGCCGCGACGATCTCGGCCTCCTCGTAGCCGGACATGTGACGCAGGCGCTTGATCGTGGCGTGCATCCAGGGCACGCCACGTGTCTGGCCGATCCGTTCCGGCACGAACAGATGGAAGATTTCCTCGGCAGGCACGCGCACCAGAGCGCTCTCGACGAAGTGCTGGAACTGGTAATCGCCGGGATGCGTGGGGTAGAACCAGTACGCGACCGCGCGCCCCCACCGATCCTGCTCGACGCCCATGCGGATCACGTTGCCGTTCTCGGCGCGGGCCATGCTCCACTGGTCGACCAGGCGGTCGGCCTCGATCAGCTCGAGCGCGTAGGGGATCTTGCCGCGGCCGAACGGCTGCCGGATCTTGCGGACCAAGACCTCGCCGTTCTCCGGGATGGAACCCATGATGAGGCGCTCCATGTCCGCGAAGCACAGCTTGCCGGCCGGATCACAGGTGTCCTTGTCGGTCCACTCTTCCCAGGCCTCCTCGATCGCGTCGTTCATGCTGCCGAGCAGCTTGCCGCTGGCGGTCTTCACCTGCGCCTGCATGCCGATGCCGGAGCCGACGACGTTGTTCTTGATGAGCCGCATCGCGGCCTTGGCATACTCGTTGTCGCGCACCAGCTCGCGCGACCGTGCGCGCAGCACGCGCAGGCTGGTGATGATCTCGCTGTCGGCCGACGTGTTCAACACCGGCCATTCACCGTTCAGCCGGTTCATCGCCGCGCCGGCGTACATGCGCTTGCCGGTGCCGCCCTTCGACTGCCGGGCCTTCTCCGCCGCGCGCTGGGCGTTCCACTCGCGCAGGACCACCGAGCCGGGCTGGCTCACGCGCTCTTCGTTGTAGAACTTTTTCAATGGAACCTCACCTGCAGTTGACGGGTATTCCGCGTTTCCGCCTGGCGCCGGCGTTGCCAGAAGCGCCGCAGGGCCAGGATGTCCTGGATCGAATGGAAGGTGGTCGATCGGGTGCCGATCGTATAGCTCTGGACCTTGCCGCCGCTCGACTTGAAGGAGGCAAGCGCCGCTTCGCAGTCGGCCAGCGCCTTCTGGGCCACGGTGCGCGCATCGATAGGCGCCGTGATCGTCGCCAGGTCGGCCTCGACGACGAGGGCACCTGTCGCGGCGGTCTTGCGCTCACCTGGTCGCGTCAGGAACGCACCCCAGAGGTACGAGCCGGCGGCCAGCGTCTGGCTCTGCTCCGGAGTGATGCTGGCCTTCCAGCCTTCCGAGTCGCTCGTCGCTACGACCGTCAGCACGGCGGGACCACGAAACTCGTAGGTGAGTAACCAGTCGGCGCTGGTATAGCGCACGCCGCCGATGGTGCACGGATCGTCATGCCAGCTGGCGGAATCGCCAGCGTAGAGTTTGCTTGGTGTATTCATGGCGTCAGAAGTTGGTGGCGGAATATCCGCCGGTTCGGCTACGTACCCGCCCGCGTTTGCGAGGCGGTGTTACCACCGCCGGCGGCGGTGGCGGTGCGGGCTGCTGCGGCTGTGCAGACGTCTGCACAGGTTCTGGCGCGTCGTCCGCAGGCTCCTCTGCTGCAGCCGGCACATCGGCGCCGGTGTCGTCAGGTGCATCCATGAGGTCGGGATCAGCCGTCGCCGGCGCCGATGCCTCGGCGAATATCTGCTTCTGCCGCAGCTGCTCCTCGATCGCGTCCCAGTGGCTCGGCTTGAGCAAGTGCAGCTTGAGCGACATCGCCGAGTGCAGCGCATAGACCTCGCAGTCCAGCGCTTCGTTGCGCGTGCTGGCACGCTTGGCCCAGACCTTGCGATTCTTCTGGGTCTTGTGCGGGACCTTGATCTCGCTGGTGATCTGGTCCCAGTAGTCCGGCCGCACCGTTTTGTACCAGTGCAAGCGCCCGGGGCCGTTGCCGGTCAAGCGCAGGCGGCCGTCGACGATGAGGTCCTTGGCCCGGTGCGTGCCGACGATGTACGGCGTCACGCCGGAGGGATGGGGCTTGTGCTTCTTGTTCCAGTCGACCGACGTCTTCGGCTTCGAGAAGATCTCCTTCGTATCGGCTGACTGCTCGGAGGCGCCCTTGATCGCCATGTAGCCGCGCCCCTTTCGGCTGCGGACGTAGGCGTACACGGCATCTGTCGTCGCGCCGTCCGACGAGTCGAGTGACGCCGCGCGAATCCGCAGGACGTTGCCGCTCGCGTGGACGAAGTCGGCGGTCAGCAGCATGTCGAGATCCACCCAGGCGCCGGCGTTCGGGATCAGGGTCTGACCGTGGATCTCGCCCCAGTAGACGAGCCAACTTTCCATGCCCCGGCCCCAGGCGCGAATTACGACGGCCAGGCGGTCGTGCTGCACGTCGACGCCGGCCGTGAGGATCATGCCGCCCCACGGCACCGACTTCTCGTCGTAGTCTTCGGCGCGCTCAGACAGGACGTCGGCCTTCGGCAGATCGCTCTTGTACTCGTAGGTCAGGCCCTCGCTGCTGTTGCGAAAGGCGCGCATCTTCGTGTCGTCGCCCTGGCGCAGCAGGTGCTCCGCAGTCAGGTACTTCTCCATCAAGATCTGCAGCGTGCTGCCCGGGAACGGCGAGTACAACTCGTTGATGTAGAAGCCGGCGATGCCGTAGAACGGCGCCGTCGCGATCCATACGCCGCGGCGGACGTTCCTGTTTTTCTCAGCATCGGTCCAGGCGCTGCCGCAGTGCGGGCAGATGTAGCGCGCGGTCTCCGGCCGGACGTGGCCGAAGACTTCATGGTTGAAAGCCGGGTCTTCCTGCGCGCGTACGTTCTCCCACATGAGCACGTGCGACTCGCCGCAGTCATGGCACGGGATCATGAACTTGCGTTGGTCGCTGGCCAGGTAGGCGGCTTCGATACGCGAGACGCCCTTGATCGTCGGCGTGCCGCCGAACACCACCTTGCGGCGCTTGTAGGTCTTGGTCCGCTCCTCGAGCAGGGTGATCGTGTCGCCCTGGTCGCGGACGTTGTCGTTACAGTCGTCCGGTTCCTCGACCACGACGCACGGCGCCGGCGTCGACTTCACGGACGACGGCGAGTTCGAGCCGACCAACTTGAGGAAGCCGCCAGGGAAGCTCTTGTAGTCCCAGCGGTTGTCGCCGGACTTGCGCCGGTCGAGCAGCAGCTTGTTGGCGACGGCCGGCGTCACCTCGGCCATCGGCGTCAGCTTCTCTTCGTTGAATTCCTTGGCCGCCTTTTCCTTGGCGAACATGACGATCATCGGCGTCGGATCGATGTCGATCTTCTTACCGATCCAGTTGAGCACGACGCCATCGGTCCACGCCACCTGGGCGGACTTCATGGAGACGACCTTGAACACGGCCGGGTCGTCCAGCGCTTCATGCATGCCCGAGATCCAGGGCGTCAGGTCCGGGTTATACCGGCCCGGCAGCGCCGAGGCCTTGGCCGAGAGGCGGCGGTTTTCACGCGCCCATTGGGTCAGCGGGACCTGGGGCGTCGGCTCGATCGACTGCACCAGTCGCCCCAGCAGCGCCTGGACGGCGGGCGTCGTATCGAGCGAGGTGACGGAGTGCGTCGGTGGTGTATGCATTGAGCACCTGGATATCGACATCGATGCCGTGCAGCTGGTCGAGGTCGGCCTTGAGTTTGTCGTCGCGCGCGAGCAGCTCGGTGCGGAATGCTCCGACCATCTGCTGCAGCTCGGGCTCGAGCTGGGCGACGTTGATGAGCTGGCCCTTCTTTTCGGCCAGGGTGTACTGTTTGAGTTCGCGATCGACCCGCTCGGTCAGCACGCGCTCGCGCACCAGGTCGAGACCGTCATCGGTGCGGTGGCCGGCGGCCTGGGAGCGCAGCTGGCGGATGTACGCGACGCGGATTTCGTCCAGCGTCGCGGTCTTCCAATCGATGCCGAGCTTCTTCATCAGCTCGGACACGTTCTGCTGCGCCAGGTCGAGGTGGCCGGCGATCTCTTGTTGAGTAGGCATGTGAACTCCCTTGTTTTACACCCCCCTTGCGATTTTCAGAACCAGTGAGAAATCGGGGTCTTCGCACCCGCAGGGTTAGGTCCCCAGGAAGGACCCGGGAAACATCACGGGCCGACCGTGGCCCAGGCCAGGCGGAGCGAGGCGCAGGCCGCGTCCCAGCGGGTGGCATAGCGACGAAGGATGCGGTAGTGCCCACGCACGACGCGGGGCAGGCGGCGGATGCGGCCGCCGAGGGTGCGACGTTGGATGTTCAGGGTCATGGCTATCCTCACGTGAGTCGGTCCATCTGCTGACGCAGGATGGTGGGGAACTTCTCTATCACCAGGCGCTGCAGCGCTGCCTGCACGGCGACGTTGGCCATGCCGTCAGGGACCGATGGTCCGAACAGCGCCTTGATCGGCAGGCCGCTCCACTGGGTGCTGTCGCCCTTGCGCTTCTTCTTGTGGGTCTTGCCGATACGGACCAGCACATGCTTATGCCCGTTCGGCATCGTCGCGATGAACGCATGGGTGACGACCTTGCGGCCGTTCAGGACATCGACCGACACACCCTTGCCGGTCTGGCGCGCGCCGTACGCCTGCAGGGCGATGGGCTTGCCCGATGCGGTAACGCGTGCAGTCAGGGCGCGGGCCGTGGCCCGTGTTTTCTTCAGGCCCTTCTTGATGTCGCTGATCTTCAGCTTGTAGCCGGTCGCGCGGATCTCCCGTGCGCTCGCGGTGTTGACCTGGTCGATCATCTTGTTCAGGGCACGGGGCACAGCAACCTCTCGTACTTCGCGGGTGTTGCGCCGCTGAGCTGCAATGACACGCTCCATGCTTCCGCGTACGTTGACGGCGATTGCCATGCTGTGCTCCAGGAATAAAAAAAGCCCGGCAAAACCGGGCTTTTGAATCAGTTTCAGCCGTGCTGTACAGATCAGCGGCCTACACCTTCGGATAAATATTATCGGGGAGCACACCATTCACGAGTTGGCGGCATTGACTGTAGAGATCAAAGTAATAGCGCCTGTCCTTGGACACGGTAGTCTCGTTAGTCATAATCTTCACCATCAAATCGTAGGCGACGCGCTCAGCGGTGTCCGATTGAACTCTAACTGGACCCGAAACCGTAACATTTTCTGCCATAGCTCACTTTCAAAGTTAGGGACAAATTGCCATCCGGCCAAGTTAGTATAATCGACGTTCCGCAACCACAAATAAAAAAGCCCGGCGGTCCGGGCAAACGAATGATGCTTTGTATCCCCCGCTTTGGAGCGGATCGAGACAGGATCACCACCTTTCGTCGTTGAGAATAAAAGACGCCGGTGGCGCAAGCCTGCCGGCAAAGTGCTGTCGTGGGCAGCACGAGGAGACACGGTGCAAAGAAAAAGCCCCGCGCGGCGTGAACCGGGCAGGGCTTTTTCGAGAATTCGTTCTCAGTTCGCAATTACTCCGAGAATGACGAAAATATATCCTAGCTGTAACAATGCAGTCAATCAATTTCTGTCGGCAGTGCAACACCATCCTTCACAAGCCGTTGCTCGAGGTGCTGCAGGGCCAACTGCTCGAGCTGACGGAGGTGGTTCTGCATCTTGAACGAGGCGCGCTGGTAGAGCATCGGGTTGCCGCCAAAGGATCCAGCCAGGTCCCTGAACGTTATGCCGACCTTGGCGTGGTTGGCGAACAAGCGGCCCAGCATGCAGTCGATCGCGAGCGGCTTGATCCGCGGGAAGATCGGCCGGAACCAGTCGGACAGGCCCTTGATGGCGTCAATGCGTTCCGCCGAGAAGGCGAAGCGCCGGCCACCCTGCCCGGCCGCAGGTCCACCACCATCGGTCACGGTGCTGCCCTTCACCCGATCGACCGCGATCTGCACCTGGCGCGCGACTGATTCGGCCTGGGCCAGCGCGGCGCCGGCGTCCCGCACATCGTCCCGGGCGGCGTAGTACGTCTCCTTCACCGATGCCTCGGTCGCCGCCGGCGCAATCCGACCCTCGTACGCCAGGTGTTGCTCCCGCGCTGCATCCAGAGCCAGGCGCGCCTGGCGCATCTTCTCACGCGCTGCATCGACGTCGGCAGTCGCCCGGTTGAGTGCGTCGAGCAGCTGCTGCCCCGTCAGGTCGCCATCGGTCATGTCCTCGAATTCGACATAGCCGTACTTGGCCTGCAGGGTCCACTTCTCTGCATCAGGCAGGTGCTTGACCGCCTGGATGATCATCACGCACTGCGCACGAACTTCGTCACCGCTGAGGCCACCGAAGTTCACCGACTCCGAAGGCGTCCCGCGCAGCTGGTCGAGCCACTCGCGCTGCTGGCCTTCCAGGTGGATCGACTCCAAGGCCCGGATCAGCGCCTTGCGCAGGGGCGCGTCCTGCATTGCCGGCTGGCTCATCACCATGAACGCCACGTGCACCGCCTGCCCGGTGCTACCAAAAATTGCTTCCATTTCCAATCCTGCTCCCATCACAAAACCCCTTCCAGTTGTCCCTGACGCTCTACGGCGCCGATCCCTTCACTGCCCTACTTCTGCTTGGCCGGCTCGATCACATACGGCAGCCCTCGCTCATCCCACTGCACCCTGACCCGAGCCGGGCTGGGCGTCCCGAACGTATGCCCGTTCTCCTCTGCGTAAAACACCGGCTCGCCCTTCATCGCCCTCCGCAGCACCTTGTCGATGTTGTCCGTGCCGAAGACTGCCCGGTATTCATCGATCAGCTGAGCCGTCACCGGCATCACGTCCCGCAAACCTCCCTTCGTCATCGCCTTTCCTCCTCAATCCGTCTAACCTCAAAATGGTTGGTCCTAGAGGTTGGACGGCTGGGACCCGCATGGATGCTGGGTTTGTCTAACCTCCTAACCTGTCTAACCTGTTTTTTTGTTTTGCCAGCGGCAGAACTGGCCTTCCGACTCGTCGCACACGTATACGCGTACGCGGGTGTACGTGCGGGCGCGGCCCGGTTGGCGAGGTTGGACGGTTGGACGAGGCTAGTATCCATGCGGGTTTCAGCCGTCTAACCTCAAAATTGCAAGGTTGGACGGTTAGCCGTCCTGGGTTGGACGAGCCGGCATACCTGGTCGACGCCATCACCTTTTCCGCCTGCGCAAAATGCGCCCACGATCCCTGGTGAGACGCCGGCATGGCGCCGGCTCGTTGGTCAGAACGGGAGCGGCTCATCGTCCCCTCCGGCCTTGTCTGCCCCTTGCTCCGCTTCCGCTACGGGGCGCTCGTAGTACCACTCGCGTGCGCCACTGGACTCCCGATGTTTCGTCCAGCCGAACTTGCGCATGATCGCGCCTACGCGCATCGTTTCGGCCCTTGCTGGCCCGATCTTCGACAACTCGAAGTGGAGCGCCCTGGTGAGCAGCTCGCGCGCCGTGACGCGTTTTAACGGGCCGGCGGACATCGGCTTGCCTTCGGAGTCGATCCCTTCCAGGAACTCCCAGATCCGGCCACGCCATGGGTCCGGAATCTCGCGGCTGTCCTGCATCGGGTCGATCAGGCGGCGCTGCTGCTCGAAGGTCGGCCACCACTGCACGCCGGCCTTCATGAGCGCGATCGCTTCGCCGAACAGCTGGTCGCGGTCGACCTTCAGCGCCTCGATGTCCAGCTTCCCCGTCTCCACCGGCCAGAATCGACGGTTGCCCGTCGTGTCCTTGAAATAGGCGTCCTCGTTCGTCGTCGCGGCAAAGGCGCAGCGGCGCGGCACGTTCTTCATCCGGCGGCCGTACGGCTCCCGGAAGCGGTCAACGGTGCTGGACATGAACGCCTTGATGGCGGTGACCTCGGAGCGGTTGAACTGCTCCAGCTCGGCGACCTCGTACAGCAGCACGCCCTGGATCGACAGGTAGCCGTCCTTGTCGCCCATCCTGAACGGCGTGTCGGCGAACCAATCGCCGCCGAGCACCTTTAGAGCGGTCGACTTGCCTTGGCCCTGGCCACCCTCGAACACCGGCGCGTGGTCGTTCTTGACGCCGGGTTTGTAGCCGCGCATGACGATACCGATGAAGAACATCGTCGACACCAGGCGCAGGTATTCCGAATCTTCGGCGCCCCAATAGCGCGACAGCGCCGTGGCCACACGCTGCTGGCCATCCCAGCTTTCCGCGCAGCGGTTGAAGTAGTCGATCACCGGGTCGAACTGGTGACGACGTGCCGCTTGCGCCACGCCGCGCTCGATGTCGCCCACCGAGGCCAGGACGAGGCCGTAGTTCTGGGCCAGGTACATGCCCAGCTCGAAGTCATCGGACTCGGTCCATTCGATCGGCGTGCTCGGCCAGGGCGTCTTGCGAAGCTTCACCTGCAGCCCGGAGAACAGATCCAGCCCAACCAGGCCGCGCAGCTTCTCGTCGCCTTCCATCACCAGGTAGACGTTTTCACGGCAGCCCTTGATCCCGCCGTTCGCGGTCGGGATCAGCTTGTCCCGCAAGGAGCTGCGGGAACCCTTGCCCGCGCCAGCCGGCAAAGGGGTAGAAGCGCCCTCGAACTGGCCAGACATCTGTTCGTTGACCCAGTCAGGCACGTCGTCGGCCGGGCTGGCGGCGCCGACCTGGTCGGCTGCGGCCGGCGCCGCGACTGCCGGGGCCGGCTGGCTTGTCTCCTGCGGACGCAGGTTGGTCGCCCACCGGATGACCTCTTCTTGGGTGGCGCCGCCGGCGATCAGATCCGCGATGTCCCAGCCGTCAGGCTGCTCACCTGGTGCGGGGATATCGACGAAGAACACGTTGCAGTTCTGGCCGCGCAGGATCTCGGCGATCTTGATCATCGCGCTCATTCCAGGCTGCTCGTGCTCGGGCATGATCTGGCCGGCGCGCTCGTGACCTTCCTTGTAGACCTTTGCGTCCGCATCGGCCCACAGGAATACATCGCGGTCCCGGATCGCAGACCAGTCCGCTTTCTTGACGGCCTTGCCGCCACCTGGCCACGACAGCACCTCGAACGCCTCATGGATCTCGGAAAGCGACACCGCGGCGTCGACGCACTTCTCGCCCTCGACAACCAGCACAGGGACATCGGGACGATGCGGCCCGCGCAGGTACAGCGGACGCGGCTCGGGGAAGGCCAGCCACCGCCACTCACGCGCCCTGGTATCGCTTCGCTCGGCGAACACGCACGGGAGCACTTCCTTGCCCTCGCCGTCCGAGCGGCGGAAACGATAGATCACGCCCAGCAGCTGGCCCGCGGCGTTGCGGTACTCCCAATGCGCTTCGGGACGGCCACGGACGACATGCGCCTTCGGGTATGGCCCTGCGCTGTCCGGGACAGGCAAAATTGGCGTCCAGGGCGTGCGCTTCTTGCCCTCGGCCGGTGCTTCTACCCCTTTGTCCGCTGGCGCAGGCGCGGGATTCGGTCGTGCTGCGCCAGGCTTGGCGAACGGTTTAATGGGTTCGCTTCCCCTATTCGTGACGTCCGCAATTGTGATGCCGAGGCGATCGGCGATAGCTCTGCAGGCTTGCCAAGGCCGGAGGCCGTGGATAAAGGCATAAAGAGAGATCAGATCGCCGCCGGCGGCGCCGTCGTCAGAAAAGTCGCACCAAACGCCGGCTTTTTCGCCGTTGAGTCGGATTCGCAGCGACTGCCCGGCTTCGCCCGCCCGAGACCCAATGCAGAACTCGTGCCCTGTCCTGATGCCGTTCGGGAACCACTCCTGCAGCAGAGTCTCAATAGAGTTGAGCGCTTCGCGCCCAACTGCTGAAAAATCATCAAGCGTCACGCTGCTGCCTTCGCTCCATATTGGATGATCTGTTCGCCGATGCGGGAGGGAATCTCACGAAAATCAAGCGCACCAGGGCGCATCACGCGCAGCCCAGGACGATACTGGGCCGACAGCGGGCGCCCCATGGGCGGGACGTAAGTGCCGGGCGTGATCACCGGCTCGACATCCGGCACGTCCGACACACCCAGGCACGCGCGGCCAGCTGGCGTGACTCGATAAGAAATGCCGTGCTCCTTGACGAGCTTCCAGCCGAGCAGCGGCTGGACCACGGAGCGATAGAACTCGGATGGCGAATGGTCGTAGGCCGCCTTGATCATCCAGGCCGCTTCGTACATGTCGCCGTGCTCATGCAGGGCCTTGAGCGCGCGATGCGCACGGCTCCCCTCGCGCGGGCCAGTATGCTTAGCCACCACGCTTCTCCCCGTGCTTACCAACGCCGTACACGTGGATCATCAGCGCGAGCACCTCGGAAAGGCACTTGTGCAGCTGGTGCACATCCTCCTCGAGGACATGCTGTTCGCGTCCGTCGATCACGTCGTCGTTCTTGATCGCGGCATTGAAGTCGCCGGAGAACGTGCCCAGCAACGTGTACAGCTCGTTGAACTTCTTCATCAGGTCGGCGTTCTCGAACTCGCCACCAGTCGGCAGCAGCACGAACGACCCGCCCGAGGCCTGGGCGATCGCGTCCGCGTAGAACGTCGTCTTCGACAAGTGCTGCAGGGCCAGCGAATTTTCGTCGGAAAGCTTCTGCTCTTTCACTTCGTAGACGCGGTTGCGCAGCGCGTTTGTCGTCATCCCCAAATACGCCGCAGCGACATCCCAGCCGCCGTCGATGGCCGAGATCATTTTTAGTTTGGCTTCGCGCAATTCCATACATCCCTCTGCTTTGTTTTGGTTTTGCAAACTTTTACTTAGAAGTAAAGTTTCGCTATTGAAAAATTGACGACTTGGAAACCTGATGAACCTAGTTGATGCTGTCCGCAGCCGGCACCTAGTGGAGTGGCACGATCGGGGATTTATCCGGACCGTCGAGCCGCACTTGTTTGCCCAGTTCCCCGGGCTGCGGCTCGTCCTCGTTGCGTTTCAAATTGCTGGCGGACCGGCTGGGGAAGGTGAGCAAGGCTGGAAGGTGATCGACATAACCGACGGCCTGAACGTGGAGCCGGCGAAGACTTTCGAGAGCAACCGCGCGATCCCGCAACACCTGCAGTGTCAAGTGCAGCGGATCTATGCATCTGCCGGGCCATCCTGATCATTCACCCGCGGCGACTCGGGCTTGCAGCGCTCTCGGTGCAGCTCCAACAGGCGGCTGCCGACGAGGAAGGAAGGCTTGCTTCCTCGCTTCCCGTTCGCGTAGGCCGCGATGGTCGGCTGACTGCACGGGACCAAGGCCGCCAGCTCCTGCTGGGTCAGCCCTGTTTCTAGTAACTCGCGGGTGATTTTCTGTGTGTCCATGAGGACATTATTACATACGTATTGGTCGTTCACAATACCTTTGTAATGAGGAAAATTATTACAATCGTGATATGAACACATTAAGAGAACGACTGATCTGGGCCAGGGCGCAGCGCTCCGAGCGAGAGGGTCGCGAATTCACCCAAACCGACCTTGCCGTGAAGGCGGGTGTGACGCAGGGGAACATCGCCCATCTTGAATCCGGCCGTACTCAGACATCCCGCAACATCACCGCAATCGCCGAGGCATTAGGCGTAGACGTAATGTGGCTCAGCCAAGGAAAGGGAGAACCCTTCCCTAATAAGGCTCCTGCTTCCATGTTGCCAGGCGGGATGCCTGTGTTCGTCTCGAGCCCAGATAGTCCGTCAAGAATCAAGATTCCGAAGGTGAAGTTGAAACTCTCAGCAGGTATTACAGGTTTTGGTGTCGAGCCCGACCATCGTGATGGCGGAATGTGGGAATTGCCGTTGCGGTGGGTGGAGAAGCACGGGTACAACCCCGAGAAGCTCATTGCTATCGATGTGAAGGGGGAAAGCATGGAGCCTTCCCTGTACGACGGCGACCTGGTCGTCATCAACACGGCTGACGTCACCCCGGTCAATGGGCTTGTCTACGCTATCAACTATGAAGGGGAAGCCGTGATCAAGCGAATGATCCGCGAGGGTGGCCACTGGTACTTGGCCTCCGATAACCCATCCCCGAAGTTTGGTAGGCGGGCATGTCGCGGTGCCGAATGCATCATTGTTGGCAGGGTCGTCCGACGGGAGACCGACCAGATCTGACCTCCAAACGTAATAATCTACATTTTGACAACAGCCCCGACAGCCTCGGGGCTTTTTTCTTTTCTCCAAAATTACAAACGTATTGTATGGAAATAGTACGTATGTAATAATCGGCGCATCTCTTCTAGATCCAAAGAAAGGATGTGACCGTGAGCTACTTCTTCGTAACCCTACGTAAGCCTGGCTGGCAAGACCAGCGCTTCTATCGCCCCGCACTTAACTCGGCGGCCGCCTATCACCTCGTCGCAGCCGAACAGGGTGACAACGTTTTCGGTATTACGGTGGTGCCGGCATGAATCGCCAGCCCAACTCCCGTGCTCGCACTACACCGCTCGGCACGGGCGAGCTGCACCAGGCCCTTGAGGATGCGCGAGACCGCGTAGAACTGGCCAACTTTTGCAGTGCACACGTCTGCACTCCTGATGAAGTCTCCGTAGACGGCAAGCGTCTCCACCTTCCCCGTGTGCTGCAGCTGATGCGTTCGCGCGGCTATGAAGTATCCGACCCTGTCCGCGCACCGCATCAGCCGAAGCGCGGCTTCACCGGCTGGCTGGTTCACATCCGAATTCGGCGCGCTGAATTCGATATTGGCTTTTATACCCCCGATGCCGGCAAGGCCGGCCCTGTCAAGAAACCTCAACCTTCTACCCTGGAGCACGCATGACCTCGACCGCACTCGCCACTACTGAACAAACTACCATCGTCGACGAGCTCGTAGGTGACCAGGGAACGTATGGTCTGTATGAGATCGCGAAGCTGCGCGCCTCGCCGGACAACCGTAAGCGTTTCAATGAACAGGCCCTGCAGGAACTCGCCGAGAGCATCAAGGCAATGGGCGTCGCCCAGGCGATCCTGATCCGCCCGGTGACCCCGACCGTGGAAGCGCCGGCGGAATTCGAGATCGTGGCCGGCGAGCGTCGGTTCCGCGCATCTAAACTCGCCGGCAAGACCCATATTCCGGCACTGTGCCGGCAGCTCAGCGACCTGGACGCCGCCAAGATCCGCATCCTCGAAAACCTGCAGCGGGAAGATCCGCACCCGATGGAAGAGGCCGAGGGCTACCAGCTACTCATGCTGCAGCACGGCTTCACGGCAGACCAGCTGGTGGACGAGGTCAAGAAGTCTCGCGCCTATATCTATGGCCGCCTCAAACTGTGCGCCCTGAGCAGCGACGTGCGCGAGCTCTTCCTGGACAACAAACTGTCAGCGTCGACGGCGCTGCTGATCGCTCGCATCCCGGTCCCGGCGCTGCAGGCGAAAGCTGCACAGGAAATCCTTGAGCCATATGGCCGCGGCAGCGAGCCAATGTCGCACCGCTCGGCTGCGTCCCATATCCAGGGGCGATACATGTTGAAGCTGAGCACGGCAGTCTTCTCCATAACCGACGCGAAGTTGCTGGCCGCGGCCGGCGCATGCACGAAGTGCCCGAAGCGCACCGGGAACCAACCTGAGGTATTTGAAGGCATCGATGCAAACGTCTGCACTGACCCCGACTGCTTCGCGGAAAAGCGCGCGGCACACGGCGCAGCGCTCCTGGTCCAGGCGAACAAGCAAGGCATCCCAGTCCTCGAGGGCGACGAAGCATCGCAAACGCTGTCGCGCCGCTGGAACCACGAAAGCGAGCTGGTGACCGCTGACATGGGCCTCTGGTATTTCAGGCGCAATGCGCCGTCGACGAAGAACAACGGCGACGTCAAGGACTACCTGAAGGAAGACATGCTCCCGGCTGTCGCCAGCTACGCGAAAAGGGACGACGGCAGCCTGACGCCGCTGTACAAGCGTGCTGACATTCAGACCGCGCTCGAGAAGGTCGGCGCCTGCGAGACCGTCGAAGCACACGCGGAAAGGATGAATGCCGCCAAGGCCGCAGATCCCGGCGCCACCGCGAAAGAAGAGGCCGAGCAAAAGAAACGCCAAGAACGAGAGGCGGTCGTCACCGGGGAAAACGCGTACCGACTTGCACTGTATAAGCAACTGCGCCAACGTGCGAGCGTGACGGGCCTGAGCCTGCCGTCGCTGCGCGAGTTCGCGAAGGCGGTGATCCAGGAGCACGATCTGGACTCGTCCCTGCATGACCTCTACGAGTCCGACGTCAGCACCGACCTCGACGGCTATATCGACAACGCGGACGCCGGCGCGCTGCAGCTGCTGCTGATCGATGTGATGCTCGGCCGCTCGCTCGAGATCTGCTCGTACGATGTCAACAGCGACGGAACTGTCGACGAGGACGACGGCTTCGCCACGAGGGCGTCGACGTCGATGCCGTTCGCGCCGAGGCGTTCGGGCCGGCGGCGCCTGCGGCCGTCGACGAGTCCGCACCGCTGGTCAACGAAGCGCCGGCAGCCGCCGACCAGGACGTTCCGGCGATCGACGTATCGGCCATGCAGTACGGCGACCTGGTCGACTTCATCTTGAATAACCCAGACAGGCTCGGTGAGCTTACCGAGATCATCCTGGTGCATCCGCGCGGCGAACTGACCGGCTGGCTGCAAACTGCCGCAGAAAGCTGTGGCTATGTCTATGAGAACCGCGCCTGGGTCACCAAGTCGGCGCCACCCGACGAGACGCCGGCAGCAGCTGACCAGGTCGATGACGAGCAGCTGGTTGACCAGGATCTGCAGGCTCAAGGGTTCACGCTGATCGACCAAGTCGAGCAGCCAGCGGTTCTGGCCGACGAGACCCGAGTCACGGGTGACCAGGTCGAGCAGGCAGCGGCGCGGGCCGACGAGATCGCGCCCACGGTCGACCTGGTCGACGGCGAGCAGTTGGCCGAGCAGCTGGACGAGGTAACGCCGGCAACAGCCAACACGAAGGCAAAAGCGAAGCCGGCCAAGACCAGGTCGAGCACGAAGGCCGCAGCGCCGGCGCAGGCGTCGAAGCCTGCCAAGGCCAAGAGCACCGCGGCGCGCGCCGGCAAGGCCTCGAAATGATCCTGAGCGAACAAACCATCAGCGCGATCGCCCGGGCGCTCCTGAACGACCGCAAGGCGCTCTCGAAGAGCCTTGTCTTCTGGAGCGCTACCGGCCCTGCAAAGCAGCTCGCCGGGCAGCACGTCGAAGCGATCACCAGGGACCTGCGGGAAAACGCCAGCGCGCTCGTCGAACTCGCCGACACGGTCGCGCCTTGGCTCAAACGACGCGCTGACTGGCAAGCGATTACGAAAACCGAATCTACCTTAACTGCGAAAGAGACAACGTGAACACCACCAATACTTTAGACGTCGCTTCGGCCGATGCACCCAAGTGCCCCGAGTGCGATGGCTACGGAACTCTGGGAGGCCAGCTGCTGCCCTGCTTCGACTGCAAGGGGACTGGCCGCGTTACCTACGCCAAGCAGTACATCCAAGAGTCCGCCGCCCGACAGCAGCTGGCTGCCGCAGGAGCCGCAAGCACCGAAGCGGACACCGAGTACACCGCCTGGCTGTCCGCGCATCCCGAGCTTCGCGGCTTTTCCATTGCCGCCAAGGGTCACCTAATCTGGCGTGCGGCCCAAGAGCAGAAAGGACAAGGCAAATAAATGAATGCAGTAGCTATCCACCTTGAGTGGCTTCTCATCCCTGCCTTCGCGAACCTGACCGGGTACAGCGAGAAGGCCGTCCGGCGCAAGATCGAGGACGGAGTATGGCTCGAAGGTAAGCACTACAAGAAGGCGCCGGACGGGCGCATTACGATGAATCTTCAGGAATACTACAAGTGGGTCGCACAAAGCTAAGTGGCGTCGAGGTTCGGGAAAGCAGCATCCGCGTGCTGTTCTCCTTCCAGGGCAAACAGCGCAAAGAGCCGGTGAAGTTCGAGGGCCAGGTACTGGCGCCGACGCCGGCGAACATCAAGTACGCGGCTCGCCTGGTGGCCGAGGTCCGGCAGCAGATCGCGGCCGGCACCTTCGATTACCGGAAGACCTTCCCCGACTCGACGCAGGCGCCGGAACCCGAGCCGGCCGGCCGGACTGGCGAGGAGTTGTTCTTCGATCTCATCGATCGCTGGTGGGATCTGCTCGAGCTGAAGCCGTCGACCAAGAGCCAATACCGCCGGCAGAAGGACAACTTCTGGAAGGTGCACTTGCCCAACAAGCCTATCCAAGAGTTCGTCCACTCGGACATCAAGGCCGCCTTGAAGAAGGGCACCTGGAAGAGCAACAAGAGCCGCAACAACCAGCTGTCGATTATCCGTAGCGTGTTCGAGCTGGCGATCATGGACAAGCAGATCAAGGAGAACCCGTGCTCGGGCCTCGAGTACGCCGACGTGCAGCTGCGCGGCCCTGACCCCTTCTCGCTGGCAGAGGTCAGGAAGATCCTGTCCAGCGTGGCCGAGCATTACAACGAGCAGGTGTTGAACTACCTGCAGTTCCAGTTCTTTTCGGGCCTGCGGACCTCGGAGGCGATCGCGCTGGCCTGGTCAAACGTCGACATCAACAAGGGCGAGATCCTGGTCGAGGCGGTCAATGTCTACGATGAGGAGCAGGACTCGACCAAGACGTCGACCTCCCGCGTGGTCAAGCTGCCGCGCGAGGCACTGGCGGCCGTGCTCTCGCAAAAGCGCTTCACCGGCAGCAGCGGCAAGGTCTTTCACGACCCGTACTATAACGAGCCCTGGCTCTATCACAGGATCACGCGTGCCGCCTTCTGGACGACGACGCTCAAGCGGCTCGGCATCCGGCACCGCCGCACTTACAACACGCGCCACACGTACGCGACCATCGGCCTCATGGCCGGCGTGAACCCAGCCTTCATGGCCCGCCAGCTGGGCCACAGCCTGGAAATGTTTTTCAAGGTCTACGCCAAGTGGATCGATGGTCAGCACGACGAACGCGAACTGGCCAAGATCGAGCAAGCGATTTCCGAACTGTAACCCTACCTTAGGTGGCTTATGGTGCCGGTACTCCGTGAGCCAACGCTACTAACTTGGCGCACGCCTCAGCCGTAGCAACAACCGTTGGCAAGGCTTTGATTAGTGCAGAAACAATACGGAACTTTGGCTTGCCCGATGTGAACTGCTCCTCTATTTCACCAACAACTTCATGGGCCGCTTCTCGCTCTGCCATTGGCAGATCAGTTCGATCAATCAACTGTCGGAGTTCGGCGATAAGCTCTGCACTACCGCTATTGTCGTGGACGACATTAACGGAGTTATCAGTCGAGTGGTGATTAACTCGCGCGTTATGTCCGTTGATCGTTACATGAAAACCTGACGGTGCTTGGGCAGTCTGTTCAACAGACTGCCATTTTTTTACAGTCATCTGATAATGTTTTGGGATCCTGCCAAGACCTTCCTTGAAGCCAGGATCAACCACCACGTATCGTTCAGTTGTGCCGTTCGACGCATGACGAACAACCTCATCCCCTGGCTCAATCACAGGGGTAGCCTGCATCAATATGATCGTGTCTCCCTGAACGCTTCCACGCAAACCTGGCACTTCTGTACCATCAGCCTTTCTCACCGACAGGTTATCTCTCATTAATCTCGAAAACAT